CAGCTACAAAAAGAGATCGAGGCTCTACAGGCCAAAGTCCAGGCGATTCAAGCGATCGCCAAGGAAGACGATCGGGAGCTTTCGACGGAGGAGCAAACCGAGATCGATTCGATCGTCGGGGACGACAAGAACCCCGGCCAAATCACGGCTCTTTCAAGCCAACGCGAACGAGCGATCAAGATCGAAAGCCTTGTCTCGAATTCCGTTCGACAGGTCCGAGAGACTCAATCCGATACCGAGCCAACCAGCAAGCCATTCAAGATTCCGGCACAGGCAAAGGCTCATAAACCCCTTGTAGCGTTCAAGGGCGAAGACGCCGAATTGAACGCCTACCGATCGGGCAAGTACATCCTTGCAACGATCTACAAAGACGCCAAGGCCGAACAATGGTGCAGGGATCACGGCGTTCAAGCCGTTATGAGTGGCAGCGACGACCTGCGAGGCGGTACGCTAGTTCCACCTGAATTTGAAAATGCAGTCATCGCCTTGTTCGAGTCCTACGGCGTAATTCCGCGATACTCCAGGTTGTACCCGATGGCGTCGGACACCCTGAGCGTGCCTCGGCAATTGTCGGATGTTACGGCGTATGCTGTTGGTGAGTCCGACGAAATCACCGCCAGCGATGCGACGTTCTCCCCGGTCAACTTGGTCGCCCGCAAGTTTGGAACCCTGACCCGAGTGCCAAGCGAATTGAATGATGATGCTGTTATTTCGATCGCCGAAATGCTTGCAACGTCGATCGCTCGGGCTCAAGCATTGAAAGCCGACACGGCTGGATTCTTAGGCAACGGCGAAGCGACAAACCACGGCGTACAAGGGCTAGCGAATGTCCTCAACGCTGGGTCGATTGTGACGGCGTCGGTCGGCAACACAATGGCCACCCAGACCATCGCGGTATTCCAAGAGGCAGTCGGGAAGCTTCCTGATTTTCCTGGCATCAACCCAGTTTGGTTTTGCCACAAGGCAATTTGGTCGAACGTCCTAGGGCGTTTGCAACTAGCCTCAGGCGGCAACAACAGAGACGACCTTGGCAATGGTCCGGTGGTTCAATTCCTCGGCTACCCTGTTGTGTTCGTCAACGTGATGCCAAAGACGATTACCGGATCCTCCAAGTTCGCACACTTCGGCGATTTGGGCATGTCGGCAACGCTCGGAATGCGTCGTCGCTTGTCGATTGCTGCGGATGCTTCGCGTTACTTTGAACTCGACCAAATCGCATACCGATCGACCATGCGATGGGACTGGAATTGCCACGAACGCGGAACGGCCAGCGAAGCCGGTCCAATCCTCACCATCGTTGCAGCGGCCTAATTTACAAACAACAAAGAAAGCACAGGTGACATTTTGAACGAATTGCAGCACTGCAAATTTGTCTCGGCGGTTAAGCCGACGGCTATTACGGATAACGCGACGGCTACGGCTGACGTTGTCGACTGTCGAGGTTTTGACTTTGCTACGTTTGTGGTCCAGCTAGGGGCTACTGACATCGCTTTGACGGCATTGAAGGTCCAGAACTCGGCAACGAGCGGCGGTACTTACGCTGACATTACCGGGGCCACCTTCGCGGGTGGTACTGGCCTCGGCGGAGTTACGCTTGCTCTACCAAGTGCAACCGACGACGGCCAAACTTGCGTTTTCCAGATCGACCTTCGCGGGCTCGATCCGTTTCTCAAGTTGGTTGTGACTTTCGGCGATGGATCGACGGGCGGTTTTTCCGCAGCGGTTGCAATCCTAAGCCGCGCTAAGTTCCCTCCGATCACATCGACCGGAACGGCAGACGGCGACGTTTGCATCGTGGTCTAATGCGAGTCGAGCTACTTAAAATTTGGCAAGGTTTTCCAGTCGGTCATAGGCTGGAAGACCTACAAGACGGCGTAGCGTTGATATTGATCGAAAGGGGCATCGCAAGTGCTATTGATTCCGGAGCTAGTGACAGGGCCGACAGCGGACCCAATCACACTAAGCGAAGCGAAAAAACAGCTAGAAATCGGAATAAGTGACACAACCCACGATACGCACTTGGCAGGCTTGATCCAAGCGGCCAGAGAGCAATGGGAGCACGATACTGATTCGGCTACTTGTTTCGCTACGTACAAAATCCGGATTGCACAATGGGCTGATGGCGTCGAGCTACCTAAAAGCCCGATCCATTCGATCACTTCGATTCAGTATTACGATGGGGCCAACACGCTTCAGACCTATCCGGCAAACCAATACCAGCTACACGTTGACGCGGTGAGGCTTGCGTATTTGCAGGTCTTGCCTGGGACGATTGCTCGGTGGGACGCCTGGACGATAACCTATAAAGTCGGCTATTCCGAAGACGGGTCAAAAGTGCCAGCGATTGCTAAAAACGCCATGCTTATGCTGGTTGCTTACTACTTTGAGAATCGCGATATGTTAATGGTCGAATCAATGCAAACCATGAAGCCCTACGAGGCTCTGGTTTTGCGATACATGAGGAATAGCTACCCATGAGCAAACTACAAGAAAAAAGCGAACGGCTCGACCGAACCAACGCAGCAATCAAAATCCCAGAAGGTGGATTGACCTGCGAAGACGGAAGAGTGTTTCGTGTAAGGTGCTGGAAGCCGACGGTTAAAACGGAAGGCTTGGTGACAATCGAAATGGAGGTGATTGTGCAGTTTCCCGATGGGGAGTATGCGCAGTGAGGCCAAAGAACCAGCGTACCGGGGCCCTGCGGCATCGATGCACAATTCAACAGACGACCGAGACCCAAGACGCAAGCGGACAGCCTATCGTCTCTTGGGCTTCTTACGTTGTCGATGAGCCTTGCCAGTTCACGCCGACGGCTGGCATCGAAGCAATGCGGGGCCGACAACTTGAAGCCGGGACAAGAGCGGTTTTTCGAGTCCGATATCGATCGGGCTACACGGTTCAAATGCGGGTTGTTTACCAGGGCGAAACCTACGGAATCACGGCGGTAAACATGGTCGACGGTCTACGCAACTATATTGACATCATTTGCGCGGCGGTGTTGCCTTGAGTACCAAAATCGAAATCAACGAGGATCTTATTAAGCAGATCGGCCAAATCCCGCTCACGCTTCGAAACGGTCCATTTGGTCGATGCTTGGGGGCGTTTGCCAAGCCTGTTGCGGCGGCTTGCGAGGGTCACGCTCAATCCTCAAGGTCTACCGGGTCGCGTAAGAAGTGGTCCAAGAAATTCAAGAATAACGCGGCGTTCCAGAACGATTCGCGGCAGCATTTTTCGCACAAGGTTTTCAAGGGCGGCGTTGGCGTTGTCATTGGAGCGACCTACCCAAAGGGCAATAAACAGCAATTTGTGATGCCCTACAAAAAAGGCGAAAGCTACACGCGATACCACTGGGGCGCGCCTGGATCGCCTGTTATTTATACGGGTCGATCCGGTCGGCAATACACTCGGATCAACAATTCAAAAGCGACCGTAGCGACATTCCCCAAAGAGCAACGCGCACCAATGCGGGCTTATCGCCAAACCTCGGGCGCGGCCGAAGCGGCTTTTGTCAATCAACTTCAAAAAGAAGTAAAGGAGCTACGACTTGGCTAAAAATCTTTCACTGACCGGGACCGTCACGATTGCATCGAGCGGAACCGTATCGGCATCCATTACGATCGAGGGCGGTCGGACAGTGCTTGCACTGAGGACGCCAGCGACGCTAACCGGGACTGAGTTCAAGTTTCAGGCCTCGACCGACGGAGATAACTTTTTTGCGCTCTACAACGGGTCGACCGAATACGCGGTGACAGTTGCGGCGTCAAGGTACGTTTCACTCAATACCGAAGTCATGGCTGGGGTTCGATTCCTCAAGGTTGTCAGCGGGTCGAGCGAAGCGGCTTTGAGAACGATCAGCGTCATAAGCGGGGAGTTGTAAATGTCGGCTATCGGAGAAGCATTGCGAACCAAGCTATTGAGCTACGCAGCGGTATCTACGCTTATCGGGCAGCGTATGTATCCTGATGCCTTAGTTCAAAACGCAACGCCTCCGGCAATTGTTTACTACGTCACTTCGACCGAACGCGAAAGCCATTTGCAGGGCCTTAGCAAGCTAGCGCACGCACGATTTACGATCGAGTGCTACGCATTGACGCGAACGACAGCAAGCTCGATCAGTCGAGCGATTAGAGACACTGGAATCGATGCGTTTCGTGGCGTCGTCAGTTCGCACACTTTTTGCGGGATTGATTTTGATTCCGGCGATGAATACATGCAGGAGCCACCTACGGATGGCGGCCAGGAACATCGGTACATAGTTTCGTTTGATATGTTGGTCCATTACCAGGAGCCCTAAATATGGCAGCACTCACAGTTGCAGATACCGGACTCGGAGCGTCGATCTCCGGGACCAGTCTTATCACTACTCAGGTAGTTTCGATTGGCGAAATGACGATCAGCGTCGACTCGCTTGATATTTCAAGCCTTGACACAGCCGGGTTTGAATTGCTTAGGCCTTCAGACCTTCGCAAGAATCCCGAGGTCGATGTTGTGTTTAATTGGCTTGGGGCGGCTATTCCCTTCGCGGCTACTATGATTCCAACCGCCGAGCCTTACGCGGGAACCTCGGTGACAATCACTTTCCCAGGGGCGGGCAGCCTTCAAGGGACGGCCTTTGTCAAGGAAGTTAAGACGCCGAAACTCGGCAAAGGCGAAGTTATGAGGGGCTCGTACAAGCTCCAGTTCGACGGCGCGACCGATATTACTTTCACCCCTGCTTAAGGAATAATCGAAAATGGTTTTTGTATTAAATCGCCAGCGTGGAATTTCTTTATCTACCGGGGTCGAGCGGCACTTGAATCAGTGCCAAATTCGCGTTGGCGGTAAGCTTGTGGGCTATTTGCCACTTGGCGAAACCCCGCAGATTCAAGCGATATTTGAATTCCCGCATGACGCCTTGACGGCTCAGGAAATCGCATCGCTCGAAAAGCAACTCGAAACGATCCAGGGCTATCCTGCAAAAGTGCACCCGCCTGAGCAGGTTTCGCGGTCTTTTGTCGAGGCGGCACTCAAGGCAGTCGAACAAGCGAAGGGCGATGAAGACGATGAGTAACCAAGACGAATTTCTCGCACTTGCAAAGCGCGATTTGGCCGTCGAGCCTGTCACGGTCAAGGGTAAGCAATATTTTATCCATGAGCTATCCGAAGCGGATGCGGCCAACATGGAGGTCGAACTGCAGACTAAAAAGGGTTATGACTGGACGGCACATCGTCGGGTTATGGTTGCCTACTGCCTTCGAGACGAATCGGGGCAGCGAGTAGTCACAGATCCGAATGTACTTCGAGACCTCCCCAGGTCGGTTGTTGGGCCCCTTTACGATCAATGCCTAGAAATTAACAAGTACGACCAAGGGGAGATCGAGGCCCTTGCAAAAAAATCAGAAAGAGCCGACGCCTAAAGGTGGCGTTTAGGCTCTGCCTCAAATGGGGAATTCAGGATCCGGCGGCGTGGATGCAGAGTCTACCTGCTGGGGCCTTGAATCAGTGGCTAGCGTGGGACATGGTGGAACCGATGGGGGAACGCTGGATGCAGACTGCGAAGCTCTTGGAGGCCCTCTATCTGCCCCTCTACGCACGCGCCGAAGAGGAACCGCCTGACGCATCGGATTTTATGCCAGATCGATTCTACAGGCCCAAGGTTAGCGCAGCGTCGATTCTCAAGCAGTCAGCGGCATCCTGCAAAGCGATGGCGAACCAAGTGAAATCGATGTTCGGATTCGGGGGTAAGTAGCTATGGCGCAGACGATCAACGTAGCGAATATCCGAATCGGAATGAACGCCGACGGCGGCGAGTTTCTTCGCGGTGAACTGCGTAGCATGACGACTACACTAAAGCAGTCCGAGCCGTCGATCGATAAGTTCCGGCGTGACATGGGGCTATTTGAGCGGGCCTTGCGCGAAGGCGCGATAACCATCCAGCAATTCGTGCAGGCCGAAAACCACCTTATCGCGAAGTACGGTATCGCGACCCAACAGACCGAGCAACAGACAGCAGCAACCAAGCGACTGGCACAAGCAACGCAAGACGCATCGAGGACGGTCGACGGTCAAGCAATATCGCTTCGATCACTACAGGCGGCAGCAGGCCAGTACATCGGCATTGCGGCAGGGTTTCAGGCGATCAAGAAATCCGTTTTGCTTGCGACGGAACTAGAGAATAACGCGATCGCTTTCGAGGTTATGACGGGATCGGCATCTAGGGCCAATACCCTCCTGAAAGAATTCAAGCTTCTCGACGTTCAAAGCCCGTTGAATTACGGCGAGTTCGCTAGGGCCGGGCAGACGTTGATGCAGTTCGGGGTTGAATCAACGCGGGTATCTCAGCACCTCGAGCGGCTAGCGGCGATCAGCCTTGGCAATCGCGACAAGTTGCAAAGCCTTTCCCTGGCCTTTGGGCAGACTCAAGCAGCGGGCCGATTGATGGGCCAAGAAGTCTTGCAGATGATTAACAGCGGGTTTAATCCGCTACAGGAAATCAGCCGGACCACTGGTATCAGCATGGTCGAGCTAAAGAAGCGGATGGAAGATGGCCAGATATCCGCTGAAATGGTGGCAAAGGCATTCCAGACGGCCACATCGGAGGGCGGCTTGTTTCACGGCATGAATGAGCGTTTGTCTCAATCCATGTCGGGCCAGTTCGCCAAGATGGAAAGCGAAATTAAGGCGGCGGCGATCAGCCTTGGAACCGACTTGATGCCGATGCTCAAGCAAGTCACTGGAATGCTCAGGGAGGGCATTGGAGGCGAGGGCGGCGGCGAACGCGGTATTGTCGGATTCAACATCAAGCTAGCCTCGGATGCTTACGCTTCGCTATTTGCGGGCATCGGTACGGGCATCGAAAGCGCATCCAAGTCAGTTCGCAATCTCGATCTAACCTCGGGCCTTGTCGGCGCGGTAATGGATGGCCTTAATGCGACGCTAGACAAGAGCCAAGAAATAAAGGATGCGGAACTAGACCGAGAAGCGGCGTTGATTAGGGCGGCCAATCAAGAGGGCGAAATAGCCAAAAAGAAAGCCGAGCAAGTCGAGCAATCGAAGCGACTGGCTGAGGCTGAAATGGAGCGAACCAAAGCCGAGAATCTTCGAGTAAACACACTCAAGTCTGATATCGAATTCCAAAAGAAGGCTTTTGGCGACCTATCCAAGCTTCGCGAAGAATACGACAAGCTCACGCTCGGAGACGATGAAGCAAGGCGGCAAAAGCAGTCTCGCGACGGCTACAAGCAGCAAGACATCGAGCGTTTCGACAACATGCAAAAAATGATCGACGCCGAAAAACAACGCAAAGACGCGATGAGCGAATCGGCGGCGATCGAAAAAGAGATGATGAGCGACAAGCAAAAGGCTACGGCAGAAATCCAAAGGCTTAGGGGACTGTTTGCTCAGTTGACGCCTGAGCAGCAAGCCGGGTCGATGGGCCAAGCGAACATTGCCAAGCAGGCCCAGGTCCAGCAAAAGCTATCGGACCCAGCGGCAGACATTGCCAAAAACATCGCCCCAGCACTCAAAGCCGGATCGAAAGAGGCGTTTGCATTCCTGCTTAATCAGCGAACCGACGCAGCGGAAAAAGCAGAGCGGAAAAAGTACCAGGATCAAATGCTAGTTGAGGCTCGAAAGGCTAACGAACTTGCATTGACAGCACCACGATTAGCAGGGGCAAGGTAATGGCTAACGAATTGGTCGGCGCGGAACTTCGCAAGGGATCCGGTTTTGCCCGCAAGGGCCAAGGCTTTCAACTCATCCTCGGCGAGACCTGGAACTATCGAGTAAAGACCGATCAGGTTACCAGCAATCGCCAAAGCATCCTTTACGATACTCCTGGACTACCTCGGGCAGGATTGCTCTATGGGCCACTAGGCTTGATTTGCGATGAGGTAAGCTGCGAACGCGAAGAGAAACACGCTCTTTTCTGGAATGTCACGGCTCGATTCCAAACGGGGACCGAAGAGCAAAAGCAGAATTCTGAGGGCAACGACGATCCGGCAACATGGATTCCAATATTCAAAATCGATTCCTTTGTGACTAAGGAAAAGGTTCTCGCCAAGGATCGATCGACGCCTACAAAATACCCGGTCAATTCAGCGGGTACGCCGTTCGATCAGCCATTGACAGATACATCGAGCTTTTGCCAATTCTCTTTCGTGCAGTTCGACGACCCAGGGCTAAAGCTTAAAGACTTCCTTGACCGAAACGACATTGTAAATACAACGGCGTTCACGGCATTAGGCCAGACGTTTGCGGCTAGAACCCTACTCCTGGAGGTTCAAGAGGCCGAATTAGGCTCGTATGCGGGCTATGCGGCGTGGCGAGCAAAGTACAAGGTAACTTACGACCCTGACACCCACGATGAGAAACGGGCCGACATTGGGCCATTCTACAAGTCGGGCGGGCAGACGCTTCGATACATGGACTCGACCAACACCTTCCCGATGGTAGGTCCGCTAAACGGATCAGGGGCAAAAGCAACTGACCCAGCCGAGTTGGTTTTTCGGTGCAAAAAGGAAGTCGAATTCTCCACCATTATCAGGACTTCCTAAATGGCCGATACAACGCTCTACGCTTTCAATAATGCGGATAGTCAAGCGTTGCTCGGCATGATCGGAGCGACGAAGCCAAGCGGCTCTATT